TTCAAAACCGCATGGCTTTTTTGTGGGCTGGAGGTCGGGGCCTTCCCTGCAAGATTAACGGTGACGACATTCTGTTTCGTTCCAAACCTGAGTTCTCTCAGCGATGGATGGAGACAGTGTCGTCCTTGGGATTAGAAGTAGAGCGGACAAAAACGAGTGTGTCGGCCGAATTCGGCTCTTTGAATTCTACCTTAGTAGTTCGCGAAAAGGGAAAGTACAAAGTTCGCCAGACTCTTCGGTTCGGCATGCTTAGGGAGTGTGGAGACATCACTTCGCTCTGCAAGACTTACGAGGATTTCCTTCGAGGGATCCGCGGGCCTGAGAGGTTCCGTGCTGGCTTTGAGTTTTTCAGATGGCATCTGCCGTCTCTGAAGGCTTATCGCGTAAGCACGGTCGAACTCGGGTTCCGCGGTGAACTTGCGTGGCGTTTGACTCGCAAGTGGAACCTCCGATTGGACCGGCCTTCCGAAGTCCTTCCGAGCCTAGGCCCCGATCACAACGTAGTTGTCCCTCGAGATAGCTGCACATTTGTTGACCCGGGTACGGTAAAGAAAGAAGATAGGAAAGTTAGTGCAATGGAGCTTGCAGCGTGGAAGTGGGGCGTGGAATTCGCTTCCCGACAGAAGAGATCGGAATTAGAGTTTAAACTCAGGATGTCGTCAATACGGCGCGACCAGCCGGACTTTTCTCCTTACCTTAGTGGTTTTGGAGAATCGTGCCGGGTGACGCCGCCGACCTGGGCTGAGACTCGTCGTCCGTTTTTGGTTCCCCGTGAGGTGCGCTTAGAGTCTTTCCCGCTCATGATTGAGCCGGAAGAAGACTTGCCGCCTTACGAGGAGTTTGATGTTGGGGAGATTCTGATAGACGTCAAGAAAGACAAAGGGAAATGGACATAGTCCCACATTTGGAAATGTGGTCTGTGCAGAAAGTCTCGGCTGTGCCCGAGTGCGGACGGTGACATGGGGCTCCCGAAAGGAGTTACCCTGCGTCATGGAGGTTGGAACCCTCCGCTGTCGACTCTGGTGAATCGTGGGTCTCGGTCATTTATTGACACTTCTGGGACCCTGGTCGATGCATTAGTATGCCCCATCTGATGGGCTATGGTGAGGCGGCTTAAAATCCGCGGCTGTAAAAGTAAAGATGCAGTATTTCCCTGCAGGACGTAGGCGTGTTGT